GGTTAGTCGATCCTAAGAGACAGGGAAGTTCCGCACACGCAGATTTTATCTCGTCTCTCGAAAGGTAAACCGGTTAATATTCCGGTACGTCGACGTGGATACTGAATGGCAACATAAGCGAAGTCGGAGACGCTAGAGGGGCCCCTGGGAAGCGTTGTCTTTTCTTTTTAACTGTCTATTACCCTGAAAGGAGATTATCTCGAGATAGGGTTAAATGGCAGGCAAAGCACTGTGTCCTTCGCAGTGTCCGGTGCGGTCTCGATAGCCCTTGAAAATCCGACGGAATGACTTATTCGCACCCGACGTCGTACCAATATCCGCATCAGGTCTCTAAGGTTAGAAGCCTCTGGTCAATCGAATAAAGTAGCTGATTTGAAATAAAGGTACTGCTTTAATTTATCGAAAAGATACCTCTATGTAGATATTTAAAATCTTTTTAAGTTTTAACGTAAATTATTACCACTACGATATATACTACTAGACTATATAACGTAAGTCATAACTATAGTTACTCCCCTCAAGAATCACTCCTACAAGTTAAACCAAGAAGTATGTTCTCACAGATATAACTTAAGTTACAAAGTTCTTGCCGATTAACTGTAGGTAGTGATATCGACTACCCACTTAAGTTACCTTTAATCTTGTCGTTAATAGCCCGTAGGGCGGAGACTATCGTTATGATCGCAGCATTACCCTACAGTAAGTTAGTAGAGAAGCACATCTTGGAATGTATCCAAGGTGGCATAGGTATTCGTCAAATGATTGCCTCAATGCAGCACCTACAGGATGCACCAAAGTCTTTATCTACCATGTACAAAATCTATGGGTCGTTCATTGAGATGGAACGAGCGAAGATCAATGGTGCTGTCGGTAAGAGGGTCATAGACCAAGCCTTAGATGGTGACTTTAAATCACAAGAGTTGTTCCTACGATCTAAGGGTGGCTGGAGTCCAACTCAGACTAACATTGAAGTTGAGCAAGAGACTGACCCTGACCTAGACGAAAGTGCTGTTGACACACTTATGTCGTTACTTGGATACAACGAAAATGCCCCCGAAGAAGAAACAACCTGTACCTGTGAGGAAGATAACTGCCGATGCTCTTAGAGGATTACCTCAGAGTAAAGTTAAGGACATCTTCGAGCAACTAGGGCCACAGAAGACCGAAGAACTCAAGCATGACTGGATGTTCTGGGCTAGAGACAACCAACTGGAGCCTATCAATGACGATTGGAACACTTGGTTCATTAACGCTGGTCGTGGATTTGGTAAAACTAGGTCAGGCGTTGAGTGGGTTAGAGATAATGTTAAGCGTGGTGTTAAGCGTATAGCTGCTGTAGCTTCCACTAACTCAGATATTGAACGAGTTATGGTCAAGGGTGAATCTGGTTTCCTATCGGTATGCTGGAAGGGTGACAGAACCTACGCAGGTAAGAAGATGGGGTTCCCTGAGTGGTCTCCAACTAAACGTACACTAACATGGGAGAATGGAGCGCAAGTACAGTTCTTCTCCGCTGAGGAACCTGAGCGTCTCCGTGGCCCACAGTTTGAGTTAGCATGGTGTGATGAGACTGCTGCTTGGAACAAGGACATGGACACTTGGCAGATGCTACAGTTTTGTATGCGTCTGGGTAAACACCCAAGGATCATGGTTACGACCACCCCTAAGCCAACCAAACTTATTCGTCAGATACTCAAAGACCCTAAGACTGTAGTTACCACTGGTAGTACCTTTGATAACTCAGCTAACCTAGCTAACACATACCTCACTGCTGTTAAAGAGCAGTACGAAGGGACTAGACTAGGTAGACAAGAGCTTTACGCAGAAGTCCTAGAGGAAGCTCAAGGAGCCTTGTGGACTACAGCTATGCTAGATGACGCCTCAGTTAAGCATGAGGTAGTCCCAGACCTTTCCCGTATTGTCGTTGCACTTGATCCCGCTGTTACCTCTAACGCTGAGAGTGACATGACGGGTATTGTTGTCGCAGGTATTGACATTAACGGTATTGCCTACGTCCTCGGAGATTATACTGATAGGTTATCACCACAGGGTTGGGCATCTAAAGCTATTCAACTATATCACCAATACCAAGCTGACCGTATTGTAGCGGAAGTTAACCAAGGTGGTGATATGGTTAAACAGACGATCCACG